GAGGTTCCACCACCACCTGTAGAAGAAGAAGTAATTTCAGAATAAATAGTGTAACTATATACAAAATAATAATTAAATTTAATCAAAAATGGGAAAAATTAAAGAAGATCAGTTAAAGAAAGTAGTAAAGCAACAAAACGAACTAGCCAGTGTGTTGGGTCAAATAGGTGCGTTAGAATCTCAAAAACATAGTTTACTTCACGCTATAGCTGATATGAACATCAAGATAGAAGAGTATAAAGCTGAACTAGAAGAAGAGTACGGTAAAATATCTATAGACTTATCAACTGGTGAGTATACTGAAATAGAAGAAGATGAGTAATATTATAAGAAAGATTAGTATAGGCTCTGACTACAAAAATGATGCAATGCATTATTCTATAGGTCAAGAAGTTTATGGTGGTCACAAGATAGCTTATATATTACTAGACGAAGAAGATAATTCTTATAACATACATATAAAAAAGAACAATGAGGTATTGCCATGGAAGAAGTTTAATTCTAACATGGCTATATCTATTGAGTATGATCTTCAGTATTGATGAGAAGTGTATATGACTTTATTGTAGAACCAGTAGGAGAAAGATACGATAACGAGTTAAAAATAGGTGATAAGAAATTAGTTTTAAATTCTAAGATAGAAAGTCACAAATTTATAAATAATAAAGCTAAAGTAATATCTGTGCCAATAGCCTTTAAAACCCCTATAAAAGTGGGTGATCAGGTTATTATTCACCATAATGTATTTAGAAGATACTACAACCAAAAAGGTAAAGAGGTAAATAGCAGTAAGTACTTTAAAGAAAATAAATATTTTTGTCAATTAGATCAAATATATTTATATGGTAAAGATAACTCGTGGAAACCTTTTAACAATAGATGCTTTGTAGCACCTATAATTAATAAGGATGAGTTAGAGCTAAAGAAAGAAAAAAACCATATTGGAATACTAAAATATGGTAATAGTTCCTTAGAAGCTCTTAAAATAAACAAAGGAGACGTTGTGGGCTTTACACCTAATAGCGAATTTGAATTTGTCGTTAACGATGAATTATTATATTGTATGAAATCAAAAGATATTGTAATTAAATATGAGCACGAAAAAGACCAAGCTCAGTATAATCCAAGCTGGGCAAAGAGCAGTTGAGGAATTAATAAAAGTAGCTAAAGAGCCTATTGTTGATTCAGGAGACGATATAACCGCTGATAGATTAAAGAATGCTGCAGCCACAAAGAAACTAGCTATATTTGACGCTTTTGAAATACTAACACGTATTGAAGAAGAAAAAAGTATGTTAAATGAAAGTGAGAATACTAAAGAAAAATCTTTTAAAGGTTTTGCAGAGGGGAGGTCTAAATGATGTACGAACAAACATTAGTAAAAACACTTGATGATTACATTAAACCTGGTATTATAAAAAAAAATAACAGGTATAAGAAATGGAATTATGGCTATGATGCTGAGCATGATATAGTTGTAATAAGTAAAGATGGTACGTTAGGTGAAATAATACAGATACAAAATCTAGTCATAGGTCTACCTTTAGAACCTGAAAATATATACAAGCGTTCAAGAAAAAAAGAAGAGCAGAAGTGGGAGAAATTAGAGTACCCTAAAGAGCTTTCAAAAATAAAAAGTGTATTTGACTGGGAAAAGTACCCTAATACATTTAAAGAAAAATGGTATGATTATATTGACGAAGAGTTTAAAAGAAGGGAGCAGGGTTTTTGGTTCAAAAACAATGGTAATGGCAATTATATTACTGGTACTCACTATATGTTCTTGCAGTGGTCCAAAATTGATGTTGGGGCAGCAGACTATAGGGAGTCGAATAGATTATTCTTTATCTTCTGGGAAGCTTGTAAAGCAGATGTACGGTGTTACGGAATGTGTTATCTTAAGAACAGACGATCAGGTTTCTCTTTCATGGCATCAAGTGAGACGGTTAACCTTGCTACAATATCCACAGATTCAAGATTTGGCATTCTATCAAAGTCCGGGCAAGATGCCAAGAAGATGTTTACTGATAAGGTCGTACCCATATCGGTTAATTACCCCTTCTTCTTCAAACCGATCCAGGACGGTATGGACAGGCCGAAGACAGAACTTGCATACAGAGTACCAGCATCGAAACTTACAAGAAAGAAACTTGATGAGGGTATCGCCTCAGAGGAGAAACAGGGTCTCGACACGACAATCGACTGGAAGAACACCGGGGACAACTCGTACGATGGTGAAAAACTAAAAATATTAGTACACGACGAGAGTGGTAAATGGGAGAGACCAGATAATATATTAAATAACTGGAGAGTTACAAAAACTTGTTTACGTTTAGGTAAAAAAATAGTAGGTAAATGTATGATGGGTAGTACCTCAAACGCTTTAGACAAGGGTGGTGCTAATTTTAAAAAATTATATTATGCTTCAGACGTCAGGGAGAGAAACCGCAACGGGCAGACTAGCTCAGGATTATATAGTCTGTTCATACCTATGGAATGGAATTACGAAGGATTCATCGACGCTTATGGCTTACCTGTATTCGATACACCGAAAGGAAAAATATTAGATCCTGCTGGTGATATAATTACAACAGGAGTAATAGAGCATTGGGAAAATGAAGTTGATGGTTTAAAGAGTGATCAAGATGGATTAAACGAATACTACAGACAATTTCCAAGAACAGAGAAACACGCTTTTAGAGATGAAGCAAAATTATCTCTATATAATTTAACTAAAATATATGAGCAAATAGATTTTAACGAAGATGTTAAAAACAAGAGCTTAGTTACAAGAGGTAGTTTTCAGTGGAGAGGTGATGTTAAAGATACTGTAGTTGAATTTAAACCAAACAATAACGGTAGGTTTTATATATCTTGGATTCCATCGATGAACTTACAAAACAACGTTATCGTAAAAAATGGCTTAAAATACCCAGGCAATGAGCACATTGGTGCTTTTGGGTGTGATAGCTACGATATATCAGGTACAGTTGATAAAAGAGGTTCTAATGGATCTCTGCATGGTTTAACTAAATTTAATATGGATAATGCTCCATCTAATATGTTTTTTTTAGAATATATAGCTAGACCACAGACAGCAGAAATATTCTTTGAAGATGTTTTGATGGCGTTGCATTTTTATGGTATGCCAATATTAGCAGAGAATAATAAACCTAGACTACTGTATTATTTAAGAAGAAGAGGTTATAGAAATTTCTCTATAAATAGACCTGATAAAGCATATAATAAATTATCTGTAACTGAGAAAGAAATTGGTGGAATACCAAACTCTAGTGAAGATATTAAACAAGCTCACGCTGCTTCTATTGAAACATATATAGAAGATCATGTTGGTTATACTGGAGAAGGCTATGGACAAATGTATTTTCAAAGAACATTAGAGGACTGGGCAAGATTTAACATAAATAATAGAACAAAACACGATGCAACTATAAGCTCTGGACTAGCTGCTATGGCTTGTAATAAAAACAAGTATTCACCAGTGTATAAAGTGCAGAAAAGAAAAGTGCAATTATCTTTTAACAGATATGACAATAATGGAAATATTTCAAAAATAATAAAATAAATGATTTATACTAGTACAAATAGCTCTTTCCCAAGTCAGGTAGTACCAGATTCAGAAAAGGAAAGTTTAGAGTATGGTCACGCTGTAGGTAGAGCCATTGAGAATGAGTGGTTCAAAGGCGACAGAGGTACTAATCTTGGTGGAAGATTTGCAAGTAATTGGCAGTACTTTCACAGATTAAGACTTTACGCAAGAGGAGAGCAGTCTGTTCAAAAGTATAAAGATGAGTTATCTATAAATGGTGACTTAAGCTACTTAAACCTAGACTGGAAACCTGTAGCTGTATTATCTAAGTTTGTTGATATTGTTGTTAATGGTATGACAGATAAAGGATATGAAATAAAATCATTTGCGTCAGATCCATTTGCTGTAAAAGAAAGAACACAACACGCCACTGATTTGGCTGAAGATGCTTTCTCACAAAACCTTATACAAGAAGCTCAGCAAAACTTTGGTATTGATTTAAGTAGAACTAACGTACCTAAAGATCAATTACCTAAAAGTAAAGAGGAGTTAGAGCTACATATGCAACTTAGTTATAAGCAAGCTATTGAAATAGCTGAAGAAGAGCTTATAAACAATGTATTAGATTATAATAAATACGAAGAAGTTAAAAAGAGAGTGGCTTACGATTTAGTCACTATAGGTGTTGGTGCTAGTAAGACAGATTTTAATTTAGCTAACGGTGTTACTGTTGATTATGTAGATCCAGTAAACTTAGTATATTCTTATACTGAAGACCCTAATTTTGAAGATATATATTATGTCGGTGAGGTTAAAAGCGTTCCATTAGAAGAACTTAAAAAGCAATTCCCACAATTAACTGACGATGACCTTAAAGAAATACAACAATTTCCAGGTGACTCTAATTACACTAGAAACTTTAATGGTCAAGATAGTAACTATGATAATGTTCAAGTTCTTTATTTCGAGTACAAGACTTATACTAATCAAGTATTTAAAATAAAACAAACAGATCAAGGATTAGAAAAAGCATTAGAAAAAGATGATACATTTGATCCACCTGAGAGTGATAACTTTAATAGAGTTAGTAGATCTATAGAAGTATTATATAGCGGTGCTAAGATTTTAGGTTATGAAAAAATGCTTAAATGGGAGTTAGCAGAGAATATGACAAGACCTTTTAGTGATCAAACTAAGGTTAATATGAACTATGTTATATCTGCTCCTAGAATGTACAAAGGTAGAGTTGAAAGTATTGTTAGTAAAACTATTGGGTTTGCTGATATGATACAATTAACTCATTTAAAGATACAGCAAGTATTAGCACGTATGGTGCCAGATGGTGTATTTGTTGATGTAGACGGTTTAGCTGAGGTTGATCTTGGTAACGGAACAAACTATAATCCACAGGAAGCACTTAATATGTATTTTCAAACTGGTAGTATAGTTGGTAGATCGTTAACGCAGGATGGTGACCCTAACAGAGCTAGAGTGCCAATTCAAGAATTACAAACATCGTCAGGTATGAGCAAGATACAAGCGCTTATACAAACTTATCAGTATTACTTACAAATGATAAGAGACGTAACTGGACTTAATGAAGCTAGAGATGGTAGTCAACCAGCTAAAGATTCTCTAGTTGGTCTACAGAAATTAGCAGCTGCTGCTTCAAATACAGCTACAAAACATATATTACAGTCTTTAATGTATGTAACTGTAAGAGTGTGTGAGAATATAAGTTTAAGAGCGGCAGATATGTTAAACTTCCCTTTAACTAAAAATGCTTTAATGAATTCTATTAGTAGTTTCAATGTAGATACATTAGAACAAATAGAAAAACTAAACATGCATGAGTTCGGTATATTCTTAGAATTAGAGCCTGATGAAGAGGAAAAGCAAATGCTAGAGAGAAATATACAAATAGCATTACAAACTGGAGGTATAGATCTTGAAGATGTTATAGATTTGAGAGAAATATCTAATATTAAGTTAGCTAACCAAATGCTTAAAATAAAACGTAAGCAAAAAATAGAAGCTGACAGACAAGCTCAAATGCAGAACATACAAGCTCAAGCTCAAGCAAACGCTGAGGGTGCTGAAAAAGCTGCAATGGCTGAGGTTCAAAAACAACAAGCACTTGCTCAAACAACACTTCAGATCGAACAAGGGAAGTCTCAATTTGAAATGCAAAGAATGCAGACCGAAGCTCAAATCAAAAAAGAGCTTATGGCTGAAGAATTTAATTACAATATTCAGTTAGCTAAAGCAAGAGCTGATGCTGAGAAAATGAAAGAAAAAGATATAGAAGATCGTAAAGACGAAAGAACTAGAATACAAGCTACACAACAATCAGAGCTTATAGCGCAGCGTAAAAACGATGAATTACCTAAGAATTTTGAGTCATCAGGTTTTGACTCACTAGGTGGATTTGGATTAGAACAATTCGAGCCTAGATAAATAAAACTTTATTAATTTTATATTATTATATTATGTCAGAACAAACAGTAAAACAAGAGGGTGAGTTTAAATTAAAAAAGAAAACCACTCCAAAGAAATTATCAACACCGACGGACAATGTTACTAAGGTTAATATCAAAGAACCTCTTATTGAAACAGAGCCAGAAATTACAAAAGTTGTAATTAAAAAAGAAGACAATGCCATTCAAACACAAGCGACAGATGATAGCGATGCTGTTATCAAAAAACCCGAAGACGGTGCAGACAGCGAGGCAGTGGTTAAAGAAGTACGGAAGCCCGAAGAAACAATAGATTCGCCAATACAACTAGTGAATGACGACGAAGATGAAGAAGAGGCTAAAAAAATAACTACTGAGTACAAAGAGGCTGTAAGAGACGAAAAAGTACTAGGTAAGCCTTTACCTGAAAATATCGAGAAGCTTGTTACTTTTATGGAGGAAACCGGTGGAGATATAAACGACTATGTTAGATTGAATGCAGATTATTCAAACATAGATAATGATACATTACTTAAAGAGTATTACAAACAAACAAAACCTTATTTAGAAGGTGATGATTTAGATCTATTGCTAGAAGATTTTTCTTATGATGAAGATATTGATGAGCAAAGAGATATACGCAAGAAGAAACTTGCATACAAAGAAGAAGTTGCAAAAGCTAGAAACTTTTTAGAGGAAACTAAGAGTAAATATTACGATGAGATCAAGTTGAGACCAGGCGTAACTCAGGACCAACAAAAAGCTATGGACTTTTTTAACAGATATAACGAAGAGCAGAAAGCTGGTAAAGAAAAACACTCGGATTTTATAAAACGTACTAACGAGCTATTAACTGATGATTTCAAAGGTTTTGATTTCAATGTTGGTGAAAGCAAGTTTAGGTACAGCGTAAAAAATCCACGAAAGGTAGCAGAAGCACAATCTGACATCTCTAACTTCATTGGGACGTTCCTAAATGAAAAAGGAGAGGTTAAAGATACTAAAGGTTACCACAAAGCTTTATACGCTGCTAGAAACGCTGACACGATAGCACAACATTTTTACGAGCAAGGCAAGGCCGACGCTGTTAGAGATGTTATGGTTAAATCAAAAAACATTTCAACTGAACCTAGAAAAACTAGTAGTGGTGAAGTGTTTATAAATGGTTTAAAAGTTAAGGCTATTTCTGGTGCTGATTCTTCAAAATTAAAGATAAAAACTAGAAAATTTAACTAACAAAATTAAACAAAAATGAGTTTAACTCCACAATTTGGTTCATTGAAACCATCTCAAAAACAAGAGATTTTAGATAGCAATTATTTAAAATTTAACGACGGTGCTGCTGGAACAGACACTTTCGCACAACAATACTTACCAGAGATCTACGAACAAGAAGTAGAGCGTTACGGAAACAGAACTTTATCTGGATTCTTAAGAATGGTAGGAGCTGAAATGCCAATGACTTCTGATCAAGTAATTTGGTCTGAGCAAAATAGATTACATATTTCTTACGAAGGATGTACTAGTGGTGTATCAGGAACAACAAGTACAATTACTATTCCAGTAAATTTAACACCAGCTGATCCTAAAGATTATGTTGCAAACGTTGTATCTCCTGGAGCTACTATCGTTGCTATGGATTCAACTGGTTTTGAAATTAAAGCTGTTGTAATTTCATCTAACTTAACAACTGGAGCTTTAGTAGTAAGTCCTTATACTGCTGCAACTATCGCAGGTTTAGCTGCTACAGGTGTAAAGATATTTGTATTTGGATCTGAATATGGAAAAGGTTCAACTACTCCTAACTCTACTGTAAGCGCTGGAGCTGCTGATGGGTATGTGTCTGTAGATCCTTCTTTCACTCAATTCTCTAACTCACCAATCATCATCAGAAACAAATACGTTGTAAACGGATCTGATATGGCTCAAATCGGTTGGGTAGAAGTTGCTACTGAAGACGGAACATCTGGATATTTATGGTACTTAAAAGCTGAGTCTGAGACTAGACTACGTTTTGAAGATTACTTAGAAATGTCTGTAGTAGAAGGAGAAAAAGCTACAGGAACTGGAACTGGATCTGCTGCTGCTGCTGGATATAAAGGTACTCAAGGTTTATTTGCTGCTATCGAAGATAGAGGTAACGTAAACGTAGGATTCACTGCCTCTGCAGGTCTTGATACTTTTGATGACATCTTGAAAAACTTAGATACTCAAGGAGCTATTGAAGAGAACATGTTATTCTTACAAAGACAAACGTCTTTAGATTTTGATGATATGTTAGCTGCAATCTCTGGAGGTGCTCAAGGTGGTACTGCTTATGGATTATTCGAAAACTCTGAAGAAATGGCATTGAACTTAGGTTTCTCTGGATTCAGAAGAGGTTCTTATGACTTCTATAAGACTGACTGGAAATACTTAAACGATGCTTCTACTCGTGGAGCTATGACTGGAACTTCTTCTATCGAAGGTGTATTAGTACCAGCTGGAACTTCTACGGTTTACGATCAAGTATTAGGTACAAACATCAGACGTCCTTTCTTACACGTAAGATATAGAGCTTCTCAAGCAAATGACAGAAGAATGAAGCAATGGGTAACTGGTTCTGCCGGTGGAGCTGCTACATCTGATCTAGATGCTATGGAAGTAAACTTCTTATCTGAAAGATGTTTATGTGTACAAGGTGCTAACAACTTTGTATTATTCAAAGGTGTGTAATCACTAAATAACAAATGTAATTCTTACCCTCGTAATAGCTACGGGGGTAATTATTACTCTTAAAAACTATTTAATTATATTATATTATGGCTGCAAAAAAAGCACCAGCAAAGAAAGTTGAGGTTGCTCCTCAGCAAGAAGTAGTAGTTAAAGCTGCTACAAAAGTACAACCAGCTAAACCAAGTTGGGAAATAAAAGATAGAACATATATATTAACTTCTAATAGATCACCAATAACATTTACAATACCTAGTAAGCATACTTCTAAACACGCTTTACTATATTTTGATAAAGAAAATGGTGAACAAAAAGAAATAAGATATGCAACAAACCAATCTTCTCCGTTTGTAAAAGAACAACAAGGAGAAGCTACTTTAGGTCACATTATATTTAAAGACGGCGCGTTGTTTGTTCCAAAAGAAAAACAAAATCTTCAAAAAGTATTATCTTTATATCACCCTTTGAAAAACAAGTTATACAAAGAGCTTGATCAGGTTGAAATAGCAGAAGACGAATTAGATATACTAGAGCTACAAATCGACGCTTTAAACGCTGCAAGAGGTATGGATATAGACCACGCTGAAGCAATATTAAGAGTTGAGTTAGGATCTAAGGTGTCTACGATGAGTTCTAAGGAGCTAAAAAGAGATTTACTATTGTTTGCTAAGATGAGTCCAGGTTTGTTCCTAGATTTAGCTAATGATGAAAATGTACAATTAAGGAATTTTGCAATACAAGCTACAGAGGCTAATATTATAAGATTATCAGATGATCAAAGATATTTTACTTGGGCTAGTAATGGTAGAAAACTAATGGAAGTTCCTTTCGATGAAAATCCATATTCAGCATTTGCATATTTCTTAAAAACAGATGAAGGTGTTGAAATTTATAAATCTATAGATAAAAAGATTAATTAACAGGTAATAATATATTGGGGCGGGTAAAACCGCTCCATATATTTAAATATAAAATAATGGCAATAAACGTAAACACTGTATATCAAACCGTTTTGTTAATACTAAATAAAGAGCAGCGTGGTTATATGACGCCTGTAGAGTATAACAGAATAGCTACACAATCTCAACTTGATATATTCGAGCAATACTTCGAAGATTTAAATCAGCAATTACGAGTGCCACAAGTCGATCTAGATTACTCAGATAGACAACTAAGCATAGACGAGAAAATATCTCCGTTTAAAACATTTGGAAACTGTACCTATAGTGCTGGAACATGGCAGTTACCAACCACAGATACTTACTCAAACACAATACTTTACAATGGTCAAGAACCTGGTGCTAACCAAGTTTCATTTTATAAGTTAGGTACTGTAACATACAACCCTGCAATTGGTCTTCCAGTAGAACTACAAAGACTACCGCGTATTGAATTTTACAATATTGAAAAATCTCCACTAACAGCGTCAACAAAAGACTTTCCTACTTATCTGTATGAAAATAAAAAACTATATGTTAGACCAACTAGTATAAATCAAGCTGGTGATATAACTGTTGACTTCTTAAGAAAACCTAAAAATATAGTATGGGCATTTACAACTGGAGCACAGGGTCAATACATATACGATTCTGCTAACTCTCAAAATTTTGAGCTTCAGGAGTCAGAACAAACTAGAATTATATTAAAAATACTACTATACGCTGGTATAATAATAAGAGATCCTCAAATCGTTCAAGCTGCTGCTAGCGAGGTACAACAAAACGAAATAAATCAAAAAAGCTAATAAGATATGCCTTTACCAAATGGTGGTTTAATAACCGAAAACAATAGACAATACTACGAAGGCGCACAGAGTTTTACAGGTAATGTAGGTGGCACAGCTGGGCAAAGCTTTACTACAACTTTTGACACTGACTTAGTATTTTACTCAACTGTAACTACTGATCCTCAATACTCTTTAAACAACTTCAAGGTTTATGTTAGTCCAACAGGTGTTGGTGGAAGTTTTACAGAGGTTACAGCTTATACTGTATTAAACAATACTGTTACTATAACTGGAACTATACCTACTGAGGCTGTTGTAATTGTTCAGTTAAAAAGATTAGATGGCGGCGTGTATGGTAATACGGCTTCTGAAAAAGCTTATGGAAATACTACTGAAGATAACTATGGGTCTTATGGTTATATTAAATTAAACGATGTAATAAACAATTTTATTGTTGCATATGTTGGTAACGGTAAATTGATACCAAGCTGTAAAAGAACAGATATTATATTTCACGCTAAAAGAGCTATGCAAGAGTTTAGCTATGATACATTAAAAAGTATAAATTCTCAAGAATTAACAATACCTAATAACCTTAGTGTTATAATGCCTCAAGACTATGTAAATTATGTTAGCATGTCCTGGTATGATAGTCAAGGTATTGCTCATAAAATATATCCAACAAAACTAACTACAAATCCATACGAAACACCTGTACAAGATAGCGAAGGTCAACCTACTCAAGATGCTAACAGTAATAATATTGAGAGTACTTCAGTTGTAGAGGAAAGATGGAAAACTAATTTCTATAAAAATGATTTAAACGCAAACATTGATAATGCTTTTGCAAACGGTGTTTACGGT